ACTCAAAGAAAACCTGAAAGTCTTGCTCACTAAATTGCTCGTCTTCTGCACCTAACCAAGTAAATATCTCTTCGTCTGTAAGCGCATAACCGCCTTTAAGCATTGAACTTGCTTGTTCTCTAGTTATCTTACCTTTGTTAAAGTCCCTAATTATGCGCTGCATATTTTGCCACTCACGACCTTTCAATCCTTTGATGTGTTCGTTAACACTTAAAGGACTTGCAGCCATTGGTTGCTCTGTTTCTGCAACTATTCCGTATTGTGTAGGGTCAATTCCTAACTTCTCTAATATCCACTCTTTTGGTGCTACTTGTAAAATAACATTCTCGCTAAAGTCGATACCAATAGGGTCAACTGGCTGCAGTTTTAGTTCTACTTGCACATCTGTATATTGCGCTAACATATTAAACACACCTTCAATCTGCATCTGCTTATAGCGTACATAGGTGTTGTTAAATATCTCGTAACTATCTCTAAGTTGTTGGCGGTTGCCTAATTGACCTGGAACTGCAATGCCGAATAAGTCAGGGCTTGTAATTTGGTGTCCGCTAAATATATTAGTTTGTATTAACTCATCTACACGACCAAAGTCCTCTTTAGTTAGATCACTTGCACCCAAATCGTCAACAATAGGCTTTCTTGTTGCATCGTTTACAAAAGCAAGTAAATACTTCTTGCCGTCTGCACCCGTATACATATTGTCAAACTGTCTGCTAACAAGTCGTTTCTCTTCAGGGCTTGGCTCTCCGTTTGGTAAAGTAATAAGTTTACTAGCAGAAAACCCTGTCTGAGCATTACCCAAAACGTGCTTACTTACTTCGACATCACTTTCAATGTAGTTAAGCGCACCAAAATAACCAGGAAGGCTATATACATTCATACCCGGTCTGTACTCCTTAACGTAAAGTATCTGCACACCTTGAGGGTTAGCAGGGTTAAACGCATTGTATATCTCAGCTTTTTCTTGGTTGCGTGTAGCCTTCCAATCCTCTTTATACCAGAACTGAGTGTTGTCTTTGTTAGTTCTAATCTTTGTGTAATCACAATGCCATAACTCAGCAACTTGTTCGCCCATTACAGACCAAATAACTTGAATATAAGCACCGCCAAATAGTTCTAAATCTAAAGCAACCTTTTTAGTAAGGTCGTTAAGGCTCTCTTCTCTATTTACTTTTTTAACTAAAGCCTCTTCTCCTGCCCAACCATTTCCGACAATGTAGTTAACCTTGCCACGAATGATTGCATTGTGCTTTGCTGATTTGTTAAATAGGTCTAATAGGTATTGCGGATAGTCATTGTTTTGACCATACTGCATATACCCTTCGCCTTTTTTCTCTTTATATTCCGGTTGCTTTGCTTCCGCAAATGTCAATACTTGTATTTCCATTATTGTCTTATTGTGAATGTGCTTGTTGTTTCGTATTCTGTGAATGAAATAGTTGTACCCTCAAGTTCCATAATGCCGCTTTCAAGCAGGTTTAAGCCCGTCGGGTCTGTGTTGGTAGTACTTGCTTGTTCGTAGATTGTGTAGGTGTATTGCCCGTTTAAAGCCGTATTAAAGAAGCTATTTACTACTATGCTAAACTCATTGTAACGTTCCTTGTAAGCACTTATATCCGTATTGTTAAGCCTTACGAATTTAATCTCCGTATTTGTTGATCTATTCTCAAATATGAATAGATAGTTCGGGCTTGTTAAAAGCTGCTTCTCAGTCAAGGTAAGTATAATATTTTCGGTTTGTCCCTTTGTAAGTCTTATCACAACTATAAATATAATTAACTGCGAATGTTTGCAAAATAAAAAACCCCCACCTAATTAAAGGCGAGGGCATCTATATACAAAACCAAAACAACCTAAGTACCTGGTGTAGTAAGTGCTGCTGATACAGTAGAGTTTACTGAAGGAGCAAGGGCAGCTTCTGCACCTGTGAAGGTTAAAGTGTAACCACTTCTATCTCCAATAGCCGTACCTGTACCTGCGCTACCGCCTGTAAGGTCTAAGCCTCTTTGTTTGCCTAAGTACCAGAATGCGCCATTGTTATCTTTGGCTACTGCTACTAATGTGTTTTGAGCCAACAACAAGATTTCGTTTCTTGTGTTAGTTTGAAGTTTGTTTAATACTATGGTCAATTCAGGAGCATAAAAAATAGTTCCGTTTTCTACACTTGCATTAACATTCTCAACTAATTGAGAAGTGCCTTTTACAAGTTCGTATTTGAAAAACTTTTTACCAGATGCTTTTACAAGTGCGGTAATAACACCACTTGCTTCTGTTGTAGAAGTAACATCTGCTGCTGCTATGAAATAAACCTCAGTAATACCGCCTAAACTGTCTTTACAATCTAAGCTATAATTTTGAGTTAAAGCGCAAGGCATATTTTAAAAATTAATTAGTTTAAAAAATGGGTAGGTATATTTCAACCTACCCGATAAATTATGCAAGAATAAACTTCACTACTTCGTCAGGGAAAGCAATGTTTACACCCATCTTAAATTCAGATACAAAACGTACCTCATCAGCTTCTTTTGCGTAGAAGATTTCGAAACGCTCTTCTTCGTTCAATAAGTCAGTACCTAAGAACATATTAGATAAACGCATAGCGTAAACCTTATTAGTTCCGTTAAGACCTGCAACTGCAATAACTTTGATTGTAGTACCTGGTAAGATAAATTCGCTATCAGCTTTTACATCTACGTTATAAGTGAAGCTATTAGCATTCTTAAGAGCAATAGTGTAAGTTCTAAATAAATCTTGACCGCAGAAGATAGTCATATCGTCAGCAGCTACAACTTGTGCAGGGATTGCAGCGTAAACACCATCAAAGATAGAGATTACGTTAGCAGCAGTAATAGTAGATAAAGGCGCACCACTAATAAAAGTAGAAGCGTTTGCAGCAACAACACCTGTCGCAGCACCTATTAATTTTACAAGCCCGTCAAATTTATTTAGGTTAACATTGACAGAAGCAGAATCGCCAGTCCATAGCGCAGTTTCTAATTGAGCAGCGATAGTCTTAGCTTTCTTTTCGCTATACTCTTGCTCAAAAGGAATAGAATCATACATAGAGCCTGTTGGTAAAGCTTTTTGTAAATACTTCGATTCTAAATTTTTAACACATAAAGCTTCATTTAGCTTAATTTTTCCGATTGTGACCGTGCGCTGAGTGAAGGTCGTCGCGCCAGAAGCAGAGAACCCGCAAGCAGCACCATCTTGGAAGATAGCGTCTGTGCTTAAAATATTTATCTTCTCAGAACTCTTAACTCCAATCATTACATTGCCGGCGCTCTTAATAAGAGCCGCAGTTTTTGCACCTAATACAGACGAAGTTACTAATAGAGCTTCGTTTTCTTTTGTATAGTTTGCTAAAGCAGATACATCAAATCCCATTTTATTTTATTTTTATTTGTTTAATAAAGCGTTTCTAAATTTCTCAATTCTATCGTACTTCATTGAATGAGTTGTTACGTTAGAACCGAAGTTTTGTTTTGGTTGCGCAATAGGTTCAGCGTTAGGTGTCTTAGTAAGTGCCTCTATTAATTCAGCTACTTGACTAAAGCCATTCTTAACTTTTGCCTCTAATTGTGCTACTTGTGTTTTAAGATTTTCGTTTTCAGCTACTAAGTTTGTGATTTCGTCAGCCATTTTCTCATCATACTTTTTACCCATTTCAGCAGGGTTTTCGTCAGCTTCTTTAGCTTCTGCTTCTGGGGTTTCAATAGATAAGATTTTAGCGGCTTCGTCTAAAACAATTTTAGTGCCGTCAGCTAATTGGTGTTCGCCAACAGGAGCAGGACTTCCGTCTGCTAAAGTAACTTCGCCACCAATAGCAAGTTCGCTTACCATAACCTTCGTTCCGTCCATAAGGCTATACTCAGCGAATGTAACAGGTACATCTTCGATTGGTGCTTCAACAGGTGCAGGAGCATCCATTGGCATATCTTCGAACAAAGCCCTAATTTGCATAATTGCATCTTTTGCGTTCATCATTCTTTTTGTTTAAATATTAATAAAAGATTTTGTTTATCATTTAACCCTCTGCAATATTTCCTTTATTGCATTCATAAGGTCTTGTTCTTTGTTAGGCTTTGTCTTGTAAGTAAACAATCCCTCTACACTAAAGC